CATACCCACTCCCACCATCTGTTACCACGATAGCGTGAATTGCACCATTTGATGTACTTGTAGCGTATGCGTTAACAGTAGAGTCTGTTCTTACTGGAATAAATTCGTTTGTTAAAAACTTCAATGCATCTGCGGTTGTTACTGTGTACATATACTTCCAAATATACCCGTCCGTTGTTTGGAAAGGTGTAGTTGATGTGCCTGTAGGTTGATCAGAAGTACCAGTTACAGAACCTGCGGCCACGCCATTATTGTTCCAAAGACATTTATAAACATTATAATTTTCGGTCATTACATAAAAATCATCGTCCAGAATATCCGAATCCTGATCGTCATATTGGTCATATATTGTACCAACTGTCCAGTTATATCGTTCGACGACTTGTACAACATCACTTTCGATAACACGTTTAGCACCAATCATATCCGACCAAGGTGAATACTCTATCGATGTTGTGTTATTTGTCGGTGTGGGTGGATTTGTATCGTCGACAAATGAACTAATGCCACCAATGTAAAAGTACATTTTTGTATCATTTGTTTCCGAAAATGCTTCTTTGAATTGTTCCGCATTATGTATGCGAAATTTACTCGTTGCGATCGCAGGCATACGATTTCTCCTATATTATTTGTGTATTCTTTATTTATAACAAATATTCACGTAAAGCTTCAACATTTGAATATGACGAATCTGGTTGTACATTGACCGTCATCTCCAAATCGTTTGTGATATTTGTTACTTTAAATTTCTCGTTTCCGATAATTATATATTCGCCGGTGGTAAAATCTGTTAAGAAATTAGTTCCAGCTCCGGTTACTGTCGTACTTCCTGATATAGAAACCGTTCCTGTAATTCTATCCTGTATATACATTCCTCTTCCGGCAGAATACTGATCTAAGAACGTTTTATTCTTAAAAGAAGATATCTGTGAAGAAGCTAATACTGATATCTGTAAGTCTTTGTATAATGGACCAGCAACGTCCAATGGATCAACAACTTTGACTTCGACGTTCGATTCCGATTTTACAAAATAGAATCGACCAATGGTGCTTGAATCATTAACAATTCCAAGAACAACAGAATCGCGGCCGCCAAATTGAAAATTATATTTATTCTGTATAATTGTGGATGCATCGACTTTATTGCCGTGTATCTCGATGTTAAACTCAGGCGTTCTAGGTGTAGATAATTGCTGTACTGTCGTAGCAGAAGGATTTTTTACAATATATTGACTTCTGTCCTGTGTAATAGGTTCTACGAAAGACAACAATGTTTCCAAGAAAACAGTTCGTGTTGATCCAGTAAGTTCCGGTGCAATGATACTGCGAAATTCTGGCGATACAGTCAAAAGTGTAGATATTAAAATCTCACCGAAAAATTGTGTTCCAGCTGGGTGCAAAGTGTCCTTAACAATAGATCGATAGTCATTAAATCCTAGACCACTTCGAATCACATAAGAAAAGTCTTGGAAGAACAACGAATCCTGAATCACTCGCCGGCCGATAATACTGTCTGTAGTTGTCCAATCACCCGACTGAATACCCAATCCGCTGATAATTGGTGTTATGATAGCATTACCATCACCACCACTTACAGTGGCTGTTGTTTGTATGGTGGAATAATTCACCCCAAAGTTTTTAATTTCAATTTCACGAATAGATCCTAAACCAGAACCAGAACCGATCGCATCCACAGAAACGTCCCCAGACTCACCCTGAATACCAGTAGGTGTTAGTACAGCCGATGACCCTGTACCTGATGTTACAGTAATCGTTGGTAATGTTAAGTTTGTATATCCAGTACCAAAGTCGGTAAGTTCTATTTGTGAAATTGGACCAAGACCATCAACTGTAGGGTCATCATTAATCAGTATACCATCTTCACCTTCCAGTGTAAGGTTAAACCCATCCTCAAAGGCAAATTCATTAGTATCGACACTTGGTGATACTGATGCGACTACCCCAGATGCAGAACCAGCACTGAAAACAAGTGCATCACCCACAGCATAGTCATCGCCTGGGTTGGTAATTGTAATAAGTTTGTCGGTCAACGCACCAATAGATGATATAACTGTATCAGTTAAAGTTAGTACCGGCGCGCGTGTGTAGTTTTCACCTCGATTGACAATAGTTAATTTTGCAACTTCACCAACAGTATATGTGTCGACACCATTTGTTATTGTATATGGGTTTTTTATTTCCGTTACTTCTACTAAGAATCCGGCACCACCGGCATTGGTGTTATCTGTTACCGCTCGGGTTCCTAATTGATAACCATGTCCAATAGAATCGATTGTGATTTTGCTGATAGGGCCTGAGTTGATCGACGAAACCTCAACTTCAGCCTCTTGTCCATTCCCAGAGGCATCAGTGACAACAATCTGGTCACCGACCGAATACCCCGATCCAGAATCGTTAATAGTGAAGCCGGAAACTAATCCAAACAAAATGACATTTAAACTGGGTGTTCCAACCGCAAAAAGTTCTTCTCCAGCCTGAAATGTGCCTGACGTTAATGTCAAAACAAATTCGGCAAATTGAATTCCACCCAAAAAGGTAATACGAACGTTGACAACGTTTGCAACAGCGCCACTCGACTTACCACTAACTGTTTTGTTTAGAAAGGTAAAAACATCTACTGGTTGTGATGCATTGTCTGTTATTGATGTTCTAAGAACGGTTCTTTTTTCAAACTTACCGTCAGATACTCGTAAGATTTCTTCGCCGGGGAATCGAAAGATTACATCGTCATCGAATACAGCTTTAAAGAAAAACTTATACGCTTCTTCCGTACTCTTGGATGAATAAAATTCTTTGATTTTTTTGGCAATTAATCTGCGGTCACTTTCAGTTTGTGCCGGAATACCTCGGTTTAATTCTGATTTAAGATATTCATAATATTCGCCAGACGCATAATCGAATGACTTATTCTGAACCATATTATCTGCAGCACGCAAAACATTATCTTTAATAATTGTGACTGTTGCTGTTGCAGAGGATGTATTGCCCTGTATTGTTTCATTACTATCAAACGATTCTTTACTGAACATCTTCAACACAATGGTTGTGCCGTTGATTTGTTTAACGCACCCACTTGCCGATGATACAGAGCCAACAACAGTTTCTCCGAGAGTGAACGTCCCAGACAAATCTTTAAAGGTAACTGAACAACTTTCCATCCATTCGTAGTATGCCTTTACGAACGTAAGAAAGTTTGCATTGTCCAGATTCGGCAGTAAATTCTCTACCGATAACGAGGGCTTGTTTGTAGTCTCGATTGACATTATCTGTTTACTAGGCTGATGTTTTTATCGTTGATAAGTGTCACCGAAACATCGATATCATTAACCAAAACAATTTGACCTCTCAACGGCAAAATATCTTTGTTTTGTGGTGTCGCAGTTATGCGCAATGTTACACCACCATCACCAATGGCTGTGGGCCTGAAATCATCAAGTATGATTTGTCCAGTGGCGTAATTTATGGTTCCTACGTTTTGCGCAACACCCAACGCATCACCAGAAGCATTCAGTCTGAAAATACGAATCAACCCAGCGTTATCCTCAAGATAACAGTTAGCAAATCCACCATAGCTAAAATCGTTTGATACGATTTGATTGCCACTGTTATATGGATGCGTTGTTGGCCTGCCAGAAGTGGTTGGGTTAATAGGATTCGAAAAATTGATAGTATACTTGGCAGAAGAATTCAACTGAACATCAAATTCTTTGCGCATGCTAACAGACATATCTGAACTTAAAATGGACCGTTCGCTTGTATCTATCAGTCTTGACAATTCAGAATATCTAAAATACTTTGAGAATTTATTTAAACTGTTCTCACTATAATTTTTTACTGTAGTTTTAATAGTGTTTGTCAGATTTACTTCCGTCGCAACAGTTTTTTCTGGGTCGAATGTGGTACTGATATTCAGTGACAAGTAAATATATTCCGGATCGACAATCTCAGTGGACACAGTCAATATTTTTTTAGGTCCAATGACAGCACGAGTGAGATCTAATTTTTCAGCTGGAGTCAAAACATTACCAATCGTGGGTTTGACTGCAATATAAACTTTACCGTATGCTGGCGGGTCATTATCCTCACCACCCCAAACGATTACGGACGATACATTAGATTGTTGTGATATCAAAGTCGCATAATCTTCTGCGGTGACAGCTCTGTTTTGTGATGCATATGCTTTCGGAGCATTAAATTTAATCGAGTCGACGGTTTCAGCATCCTGACCACCAAAAGAATATGATGACGCTGTAAATGTTGAAGAGTCTATGCCTGAAATAGAATCTTTTAACACGACATTCGATACACCATTTCCAGCTGCGCCTTTCGATACGATATATGTAAGGTAAATAATGTTACCGTCATCTAACGATTTTCCTAAGGCACCACTTCCAAAAACAACTTCAAATTTACCACCATCGATTTCTTTTAAATAATATATTAAAGATTCAGAATTTAATGCGGTTACTGTTGGTCCAAAAACAAAATTTCGAGTTGTTGAGTCTGAAGATGAATTCAACACACGCACTTGCAGCGTTGAAGTGTCTGCAGTTTTATTGTTGATAATAATTTTTTTAGTTTTATCTGTTGCATCGAAAGTATATTGTTCGGTTACATAAACACCTTCGACTAAAGATATATCTGATAGAGAATACACACCGTTAGTTGGCGACAAAGTTAACGATTCTTTGTTTGAAAAAACGTATGACCTGCCCTCGATGGTAGTATCAAATTTTGTTCCAAAAGGAATTGTTATAGAAGATGGTATACCCGTAGGCACTACAGTAAGTGTGCCGGGCAAAGTCGCGGATGTTGTAGACCTCGGCGTATAACCTAAAGAGTCTGCCAATGTAACAACCGAAGTTCTTTTCTGAGCTGTATTTAAAAATGTTTCGGAAGATGCCATATTAGTATAAAACATATTATAGTATGTGTTATACGACAGCAAATCTAATAGACTAGATAATCCCGACGAATCAAAATTATAATCTTGAAATTCTGATTGTGTTTTTAAATATGAAACAAGATTATCCCGAATCTCCGCATATTCAAGTCCATCAACTTTTAAATTTGTGTCGTTAGCCATTTTATACCTTGTTTATTACGGTAGATACCTGTTGTGGTTGTGAGAAACCTTTAGCATAATATTCTATGATGATTTCTATACCATAGTCTTCCATATTGGTTTCGATGGAAATCAAATCTACTCTAGGTTCCCAAGTTCTAATTGCGTATGCAAGATCTTCTGTTAAGTTGTCTTCTGTCAGCGGGTCAGCTGGTTTAAACAAATACTCAAAAACCCGACTGCCGAAATTTGGATTATACGGCCGACTACCGATTGGCGTTCTGATTAAGTTCAACAACGCAAGTCGAACAGCCTTCTCGCCACTGGCAGGTTTAACGTCACCGGTATTGGGATTAGGTGTAAAATTCAACGGTAAATCTGAATATAATTCTGCCATATGATTATTTATATCTTATTTTAAGTGTTCTTTTGATCTTGAATTTCTTTTCTAAGTTCTTTAGTTACCTTTGCAATTTCCGACAAGGCCTTTCTCGCTCTTGTTGCAGAAACTTTAACACCCTTTTCAATAAACTTTTCTCGTTCGGTTGAATAAGTTTCAAATAAACTAACTAACATTTCATGATTACTCATAATATTTTCCTTTTATTTACAAAAAATTGCTTGACATTTCACCAATTTGTGTTATAAGTAGCTGTGTAGCCTTGTTTTAAAACCAAATATATTTCTATTTATAATAATTTGTTATGCCAATTGATCAATTAAAGATTTAATTTCTGACAATGTGACTACACTATCTTTATTTTTAAATACAATTTCATCAGCTTGCATTGTGATGTTTGAGTTTTTATTTTGTTCATACTGGTTAGTTATTACAATAGATGCCTTACTTCCGTTAGCGATGTTCAGATAAGTTGTTGGGCTTATAGGTTTTGTGGGAGAAATATCATCAGAATATATTTCTATTCCAACATTATCTTGTGGCATCGTTAAAGATACTTTTGGTTTACCACTAAGTCCACCATCTGGATCTAATTTAAATTTAACCTTACCTAAAATTTCCTGTAAATATGCATCCCTGTTAGAGTCAACTGAATTTGTTGGATTTTGATAAACTGATGGAAATGAAACTTCAGTCTCAACCGACCACTTTGCATTCGAAGTTCCCATATTAGAATTGATGTTGCCTGGAATGACACCCAAGACCATTGGTTCTTGCGCATCGGATCCGTCGAGAAAAAACCCAAGAACCCAATCACCAACATTGGGTCGACCGTAAGCCCCATGTACATTTGCAGCATTCAAACAAGCTGCCCAAGGGAGATTTTCGGTTTTAATTTCATCTAAATATGCAGCAGAATGGTATCCAAATATTCTTACTTTCACACGACCAAGAAGTGCTGGGTCGACATTCCACTCAACAACACCAATCCACCAAGTAAAATTTGGATTATCTGTAATCATTGTTGTTTGCCTTCATTATCCACCACCACCTATATTTATGTTGCTTAGATTAATTTTTATTCCACTCTTTCCAAATTTGGCAATACTATCCGCTATGGTTGAATTTATTCTAGTATCTATTGCAGAGATTTCTTCCGTTAATTTTCCATCATCTTCAGTAACTTTAACAGTTATTTCTGGTGTTTCCACAACAAGCGTTGATGTAGTTTCAGTTGTTGAGTCCATCGGCGCAGCATAATACTGGGATTCTGCCTGATCCAATCTTTTTTGGAGACCAGCGATTGTTGCCGAAGCTGGTACATATGATTTTGCGAAATCCTGCAATCCAGCTGTAAATCCGTCAGTCAATGATTGAATACCTGTCGTAACACCAGTTCTCAAATCTTCTAAGCTTTGTTTTTGTGTGTTGA